AACGTGAAGGTGAAGCCGTCCTGCGCAAGGATCACCGCGGTGTGCTGCACCGGGCCCTCGCCCTCCACTTCTTCGGCTGTTTCCCACGTAAAGTCGTTGCCGACGAAGGGATAGGTTGCCTCGCCGAAGCCGACGATGGTCACGTCATTGCCGCTGACCGATGTCACTACGTTGTGTACCGGGATCGGCGCGAGGTTGAAGCCGCAGCCGCGCGGGCCCGTAGAGCCGAACGTTTTCCAGCAGCCCCGTTGCCACTTGGGCCCCTGCTGCACGGCCTGCGCGATCGCGGTGCCGGGCTCACACGTCAGCGTGAGCTCGACGTCGGTGAACTCGGGCTGCGTCACGATGCCCATCCACTCGACGTTCGGCGGGTCGGTGTCGCCGAGGTGGGTGGCCATGCAGATCACGCGCATCGTGTCGCTGGGCGTGTACGGGTGCCAGTTGTCGCCCAGCGCCTGCGTGGCCGGGTACGCGGGCGCGTGCGGGTCGCGCAGGTATGCCATCGTGATCTTGAGCTTGTCCTTGGCGCGCTCGATGGTCTGGCGGATCTCGCTGCGGTCGATCTGGGCGGCGAGGTACGTCACGCCGTCGATCGTCAGATCCTGCGGCGCGTTGCAGTAGCGCCACACGAGCCCCTGCAGCTCGAAGCGGAACAGCCGCACCGGGCGCCCGCCGAAGCGGCTGGTCTCGAAGGTCTTAAACATCAGGCACCACCGCTTGCCAGCCTGTAGTTACGGTGGCCAGGCCGTCCTGGTCGGTGGCGTGGTCCAGTTCGACGTCATCGCTGGCCAGCGTGCACAGCGCCATGAACGAGATCTGGCGAACGTACTCCGGCGCGATGCTGGCGCTGGACAGCGAGGCGTCCAGGTTGAGGGTTTCGGTGCCGGCGCCAACGCTGGTGGCGGTGATGCGGCGGTAGAGGACGGTGCCGTCGATCAGCTCGATGCGCACATCCTTTCGGTTGGGGCGGTCCAGCCCGAACTGGGCGTAGCCGGCCCAATCGATCAGCATGGTCTTGGTGCCGCCGGCGACGGCGGCGATGGGCTGCAGGTCGCTGGCGAAGCTGGGCACCCACATCGGTGCACGGCGGCCGTCGAGGGTGTAGATGAGCGAGCGGAACCAGGTGTGCTCGGCGCGCCCGTAGAGCTGCCAGTGGCTCTGCTGCACGCGCAGCGCGACACCTGGCAGGTCGTGGGTGACCGGCAGGGCCGTGCCGTAGTCCACGGTCTGTTCCAGGCGGCTGACGCTGGCCGTAGGCGCGGTGGTTTCGCTGGGGCGCACGTCCAGCACCGGGTGGCCAAGGTACATCGTGGGGCTGGCCAGCGTGGGCCAGTCACAGGCCTCGGCGATGTCGAACGTGAGGCTGCGCTGCCCTGCCCGCTCGTTCAGCAGCGTTTCCTCGGCGCCGTTGCGCACGCGCGCCAGGCGCAGCGGGTAGAGGCGATCGCCGGCGCCATAGGCGGCGGTGGTGGCCGACGCCAGCACCAGGTGATCGGCCTCGATGCTGTCAATGGACACGATCTCCCACGTGTCCACGCCGCTGTAGAGCAGCGCCTTGCCGCCAGCGACGAAATCGTAACCGGCGGTGACGCACGGTACCGCGGTGGCGCCGCTGGCCAGCGGCGCATCGAGCCATTGCACGTCGGGCCAGATGGGAAACTGCCAGAGGCCGGAACGGCCGGCCAGCAGCATCTCTGCCGCGCGGCGCGCCTGGCCATCGGCCAGCGTGGGGCAGACAAAGCTGCGGCGCGGACTGGTGCGCAGCGCGCGGTGCTGGGTGACCGCGGTGCCACTGGACTGCATCACATCGGTGGACCAGGAGAGCGTTTCCTGCAGGCCGTTGGCCCAGGTGGGCACGATGGTCCACGGCACATCGGTGGCGGCGGCGAAACCCATTACCACTCCGCCCGGATGGCCGTGCCGTTTTCACCGGCGATCGCCACCACGGCTTTTTCCATCGCCGGGTGCTGCGCCAAGCGCTGGGCGAGCTGGTCTTCGTTCTGCACGATGTAGACGCGCATCTTGTTGTTGACGCTGGTGGCGCCGCTGGGGGCTTCGCGGTTGGCGATGGAGGCAGGCAGCTGCAGGCTCGCGCTGGCAGGCAGCGGGGGGCCCGGGATGCCCGCCAGCGGATGGGCCATGCTGACCAGGCCGCCGTCGGCGTAGCCGCGTTTGCCCAGGCGCATGGCCTCTACCGTGGCAACACCACCGGCGCGTGCGATGTCGCGCTGTGACCACACTACCTCGCCCTTGTGAACCACGCCCGCGGGCTGCTTGACGCCGCCGGGGCCGGTGTAGCCGCCCACGTCGAAGCTCGCGCTACGAATGTTGGCCAGCACGCTGACGCCCTGCGCCACGGCCGCGGCAATGGTGACGATGTTCCAGGGAAAGCCGATCTCGCTGGACCTCGCGATACTGGTCTGTATCGACAGAATCGCCTGCGCCAGCGCAGCCGCCTTTTGCAGCGCGAACGCAACGCGGTATTGTCGACTCTGCTCGCCGTAGGCGTTGCGGGTGGCCTCCGCGAGCGCACCGAACCCTTCTACCGCGGTATCCACCGCTAGACGGCCTTTTGCTTCGTCCAGCGCCGCCTTTTCGGCGTTGTAGGCCTTTTCGATACGCAGCAGATTGTCGTAGTAGCCCTGATTTTCTGCGATCGACTTGGTGTGCCACTCCTCCAGTTCCTTGCCCGCCCGTACCGCCTTGATCAGCTCACCCGCCGGGCCACCGACCGCACCATCCACACCGGCATAGCGCGGCATGGCGCCCATCGCATCGGACAACCGCTTTTGCGTGTCGGCTTGTTGCGCAGCCGCCAGGGCAGCGTCGCGCTGCTGCGCGGCCAACGCGATGTTGGCGTCGCGCAGCGCGTTGATCGCCTGCACATTCGCGCCGGCGCGCGCCGCTTGTACGGCAGCCAAGCCGTTCTGCTTTTCTACCTCGGCGTTGTAATCGGCCCAGATCTTGGTTGTCGGGTCCAGTGCGGCCTGCAGGCTAATGAGGCTCTGGATTTGCTGATCGTGCGCCGCGGCGGCTTTTTGCGCCGCTTCGGCCTCTGCATCGGCGGCCGCCTTCGCGGCGGCGGCAGCCGCCTTCTGCGCCGCCTTTGCGGCCTTCGGGTCCACCTTTGTGCCATAGACCGTCGTCGTGGGCAGCGCTGCGGGCTTGTCTTCCTCCGGCTTTTTTTTCGCCGCGGCGTTCCTTGCCACAATCAACTTGTCCAGTTTTGCGATCTCGCGGTCAATGTCCGCGATCTCTCCCTTGTTCCAGCCAAGACGACCCGAAATAGGATTGTTCTGCAGATCCGTCCGCTTCTGGTCGAGGCGCATGCGCTCCTGCAACAGCCCCAGATACGACTTGTTTTCGTTGTCTCGGAAAAAATCAAAGACCGAGGAGCCGAAGCCAGCGAACGCACTGGCTGCCTTGGCTGCGAAACCAGCAACCTTCACCAACCCGTCGATGATGATGGCAAAGCCCTGCTTTACCTCCTGCGACGACAGCGTCTCGGAAAGTTCATGCACCGACTCGGCCACGCCATGGGAGGCACCGGCGGTCTCATCCGCGTCACCGATCAAGTTCTGCAGCGAATTTCGCACCTGCTGCACCGCGCGCCCAACCGTGAGCGGCATGGTTCCAAACTCACGGTCGATGACATCGCCCTGCTTGGTGAGCGCTGAAATCACCTTGTCAGCGGTGAGCTCACCCTGTGCAGCCATAGACCGCAACGCGCCTTGCGGTACACCCAGCCCGTCCGCCATGGCCCTGGCGAGCCGCGGCGCGCCTTCCATGATGGAGTTGAACTCGTCGCCGCGCAGCACGCCGCTGGCCATCGCCTGGGCGAACTGGCGCACTACACCGCTGGCGGTACCGGCATCCGCACCAGAAAGAACCAGCGCCTGGTTGACCAGCTTGGTAGTGCCGACCAGCAATGTCTGGTTGTTGCGCAACACGTCCGACGACTGCGCCAGCTTCACGTACAGCTCGGTGGTAGTTCCGAGGTCCGAGCTGGTTTGCTGGCTGATCGCGAAGAGCTGCTTTTGCGCGGCAACCTGCGCCGCGGTGCTGTCGGTCACCAGCCGCACCTTGGCCGCCATGTTGCTGGCGGCGTCGGCGGCGGCGAAATAATCCTTGACCAGCTTGGCGATGCCGACGGCCGCGATGGCGCTACCCAGCACGCGCATGGTGGAGACGGCCTTGTCGCCACTCTGGGCCATGCGCGTGGCGCCCTGCTCGCCCTCGCCCAGCTTGCGCTTGAGATTGTCGAGGCCACCGAGTGCCTGGTTCAGATCGGCGCGGACGCGCAGCAGCAGCTCGTAATCCTGGACGCTCATGTCTTACTCCTCGCCTTGCCCAATGTGACGATCCACTCGGTGGTGGCTTTGCCACCCGCATGGGCGGCGGCAACGTCCACCACCATGTCCATACGTCGTTGCATCTGCCGCCGTTGCTCGGCGGCCAGGTGCAACATCAGTTGACGGTGCGTGTACCCACCGATCCGACTGGGGTCATGGCCGGCCGCGGTGAGGATGGCGTGGACGTCTGACCATCGGAGGCCGTCTCCATCTGGCGTACCGTGATGGCCTCGATCACGCGCCGCACGAAAAAATCGGCGTTGGTCACCCACCACAGCAACATCAACGCCTGACCGTCGGCATCGTCCAGGCCCCGCACCCACTCGACGGACTGATCGCATGCGGCGGCGATGAGCGTGGTGACGGCGTCGAGGTGCCCAGCAAAGGCCGGCCGCAGCGCGGCCGGCGTCAGCGACTCACCAGCAGCGAAGGCCACATCGCTAAGCGCGTCCGCTACCGGCTCCACCAGCGCAGAAAGCTGCATGCCTTCCACGAAGCCGTACTCGCGCATCGTGATCGACCGACCGGCAATGGTGGTCTTGCGCTCCGGATACAGGATCGCGAGATCGCCCTCCCCCGCCTTGGCGCTCGTACCCATGGGCTGCCCGCTCATGCCGCCGCCACCTGGGTGATGGCGCCGAACTGGCCCAGCGCGCCGCTGGCCGGCTTGTTGCTGTCCAGCAACACGCCGCCGGTGATCTGCATGCCGGCGACGTCGTTGCCGGTGGTGATCAACGCCAGCTCGGCCAGCGGGTCGGGGGCGAGCTTGTACAGGTCGGCGATGACGGGGGCGTTGCCTTCCGCCAGGTTGACGCCCTCGTAGCGCAGGGCGAAGTTTTTCTGCCCCGTGGTGAACATGCCCACCGACTTGCGCGCGGCATAGCTGTAGGCCACCTTGAACGGCTGCACGAAGTCGGCCACCTTGAGGAAGGTGATGCGCCCGAAATCGGCATCCACGGTGTAATCGGTGCCGGCGGTCAGCACGAGTGCGGTGCCGCTGGTGCTGTCGGACACGACGACACTCGACACGCCAGGGTTGGCCAGGCTGACCTGCGAACCGACAACGAGTCCATCGGGCAATGCTTCCGCACTGGCGGTGCCAGTGTCGACGCTGGTGCTGCTGCCGTTGAGGGTCAGCGCCAGGTTGTCGGTGTCGACCTGATGCAGGGTCATGTCGACAGTGGCGCTCTTGCCGATGGGGAAGCTGCGCACCAGCGCACGCTGGCCGCTGTAGCTTTCCTTGTGCTCGACCTTTTCCACGGCCAGCTTGATCGAGAAGGCGCTGACGTCGCCGACCCAGCGGAAGTCACCGGGCACGCCGGTGGTGGCATTGCGCTCGGCCAGGTAGATGCGGCCCTGGCCGTAATAATAGGTTTCAGTGCTCATGGTCGTCTCCGGTGGTGTCGGTGGCCGCGCGGTGCGGGAAGGGGTGACGGATGGTGGCCCGCCGGCCGGTGGACAGCGGGCCCGGGGCGTGGGGCGGCGCCACGACGCCGATGCGCTGCGCCAGCAGCCAGTCGGCGGTGGCGTCGTCGACGGTCAGCACGGCGTCGGCCGGCAAGGCGGTGCCGGCGTGGGTGTGCGGGCGCAGAAGCTGGATGTCGCGCATGTCAGCTGCTCCCCAGCAGGCGTCGCTGCTCGGACTCGAGGATGCGGATAGCGAACTCGGCGAGGCGTTCGGGGCGGCGACCGTGCTTGAGCATCTGGCCGACGCTGGGGCCGTAGACGGCCTGCAGCGGCAGGCGCCTGGTGCCGGCGCGCACGAACACCAAACGATTGTTGCTGCGGCCGGTGGCGATGAAAGCACCGTCGTGGCCGCTGCGGTCACCGCCGCGCTTGATGCGGTAGCGCGCACCGCCCTTCATGCGTCGTGACCAGGTGGCTCCGAACTCGACCGCGTTGATGCCGCGAGAACGGCCGATCAGCGCCACGCCATCGGCCTGATTGCGCACCACCAGCCCGGCAGCGATGCGGCCGGCCTTGAGGTTGTATTCCGCGCCGATGTCGCGCTTGGCCTCCGTGGCGAGGCGTCGGCGCATGGTCCCGAGCGCGCGCTTTTGCGCCTGCAGGATGCGCGCCGGCACGGCGTTCAGCTGTTGCGCGACATCCAGCGCGCCGGCCAGTTCGACGTTGAATGAGGTGTAGCGGGCCATCAGCGGAAGTACCTCGCGACGACGCGCGCCTGCATCGCGATCACGGCCGCACCTTCCGGGCGATCGAGAATGGCGATGTCGGCCACGGCCATGGGCGTGACCTGGTTGAGCTCCGGACGCATGGCCTGCGCCTTGGCGTAGGCCTGCAGGCAGACTTCGATGTCCTCGATGATGGCGTGGATCCGCGCTTGCGCATTGTCCAGGTCGGTGCCGATAGCGGCTTCGACCAGCATGCTGAATTCACGTACGGGCTTGCCGGCGCGCTCGCGATCCAGGCCGGCGCCCACGATGGGCTCGCTGTAGATCATCAGGCCCAGCGCATCCTCGCTGGGGCGCTGGGCATCGGTGGTCCACACGTTGGCGCCGACGTCGGTCAGGTAGCCGTTGGCCACGGTGATGGTGGCCAGCTGCGCGGCCAGCGCGGTGATGATGGCCCAGCTGCGCGATTCAGCCATGATTGCACCGCGCACGTTTAGCCGTAAAAACGTTTATACGTTTAAACGCATAGACGTCCATACGAATGATGTGCCGGCGGCTATCCATGGAGCACAACCCGGCACACCATGCCGTCGTCGGTGTCGATGGAATCCACCTTGCGCGATACGCCATCGATGGTAACTGCATCGCCGCGTACGGGCACCCACTGCGCGCGCAGGAAATTCACGAGCGTGTTGCGGCCGATCACCTGGCCGTATTCGCCCACGCGGGCCACGCCGTCTTCCACCACCACGCGCACGGGCAGCGCCGCGTCGGTGCCGCGCTGCACGAACGCATCCACGCCCAGCGCGTCGAACAGGTCGGCGTGGGCGTCGGCGAAGATGGCGGCCGCGTCGTTCACGGCTGCACCTCGGTGCCCTGGATCTGGCCGATCTGCTTCAGCTTGCTGTTGGCACGCGTCAATGCGGCGCGCCGTTGGGCGGCCACGTCGAAGCATTGGTTGATGGGGCCCTCCGCGATGGGCTCCGGCTTCGTGAGATAGTCCGGCACCTCGACGTAGACCTTGTGCTCGACGGTGACGACGGTCGGCTGCACGACGGCGGCGGCACCAGGCAGGTCCGGCTTGGTCTGGCCTTGTTTGCCGCAGGCGGCCAGCATGCACAGGGCGGCGGCGAGCAGGATCGCGCGCATGTCAGTACCCACTCATGGCGGGGCACGCCTGCTGCAGCACGGCCAGGGCGCCAGCGCAATCGGGGTTGCTGAGTTGCTGCGCGTAGCGGGCGATGAACGTCTTGAGCGTGCGGTCGGCATCGGCGGCTTCCGCCTGCGCGGCGGCCACGGCGTGTTGGCCTGCGGCCTCGAGGCGCCGCCGCTCGCCCTGGGAACGCTGCAATTCCGTCTGCAGATAGCCGATGGTTTTCTGGGTGGCGAGGTTCGCCACCTCCAGCTCGCCGGCCTTGTTCTTCCATGCCTGCTTTTCGGTGAGCGCAGCATCGCGCATGGCGGTGGCGGTATCCGCATCGGCTGCGGCGACATCACGCTGCAGGCCCAACGCCGACGCGTGCGCCCACCAGCCGAGGTTGCTCAGCATCAGCAACAGTGCGAGCGCGGCGAAGGCGTAGATCAGCGTCTTGCTCATGCGCCGGTCTCCGCCAGCTGTGCCTCATCCTGGCGGCGATGGCACAGGCCCGCGCCGTTCGGCGTGCCGGCCCACAGGTGGCACATGGCGCGCAGCTGCGTGGCCACGCAATGCACGTTCGCATCCGCCAGGCAGACGTCGCGGATGGCGCGCTTCTCGGCATTGCGCTGGCCCACCATCGAGGGGCCGCGGTTGTAGGTCAGGCTGACCAGGGCGCCCTGCGCGTCCGGTGGCAGGGCGTCGAACCGGCTTGCACCGAAAGCGGTGCGCGCGGCGTCGCGATACGCCGGCAGCGACACGTCGACGAAGACGGTGTAGGCCAAGGGATAGGGGGTGACGATGTCGCGGTAGCCGGGCAGCGCGAGACGCGCGCGGTCGCCGAGGATGCCGGCGGTACCGGCGAGACGAGCGACCTGGGCATGGTCGGCCCATGCGGCGCGGATGTCGCGCGCGGTCTGGTAGCCGCCGTCGTAACCGATGCCCCAGGTAATGCCCGAGGCACCACCGGGCCAGACGGGCCGCTGCAGCGTACGGGTGTATTGCGCGGCGCTGCCGACTTCCCAACGCACGATAAGGGACACCGCGGCCGGCGAGATCTGCGGCGGCTGGATCTGCGCCGGCGGCGGCACCACAGCTTGCACCCATTCGCGCACGTCCACGGCAGCGGGCGCGGCGACGTCGGCAAGGGTGGATTGGGCATGCTCGATCGCCGCGTCCACCGGCGCGTCGATAGTGGCCGGCGTCGTCACGACGTGCGGCACCAGCGCCTGTGCATCGACAGGCGCGTGGCAGGCGGCCAGCAGCGCGGTTAGCGCGAGGGCCAGAAAAAGGCGAAGGCGAGGATGATGCATGCGAACGTCTCCAGGCGATCCTTGATGAGCAGCCAGCGCGCGTTGGCATCGCCGTCGAGGGCGGCGGCCTGCAGCGTGATTTCCTGCGCGGCATCGATGTCGTGCAGGTACAGTTTCTTGATGACCCACGAGGCGCCCAGCGCGGCGGCGGCATAAGCGCACAGCGCCGGAAGTTCCGCCAGCCAGGCCAGCGCATCGCCGGTCATCGGCGTGAGCGCACCGAACACCACATAGGCGAGCAGCGCGAGCAGCACCATGCCGGGCAGCCAGAGCGTGAACTCCTGGCTGTGGTAGATGGCCGACGTGAGGCGGCGGCCGAGATTCGTGAGGAAGGTTTTCATGGTGTTTTCTGCGCCTGCTCCACGCGGTTGAGGCGTCGCTCGATCTCGCCGATGCGCCAGATGAGGCCGGTGTCCAGGGTGGCTTTCATCTCGCGCACGTCGCCCTTGAGCTGCTGCAGCTGCTGGCCCTGGCTGGCGACCTCGGCGCGGATGTCGGTCATGATGATGCCGCTCAGGGTGCCGATGACGGTCAGCAGCACGGGCACGCCGAAGGTCGAGATGACCTTCGCCAACGTGCTTTGTGTCGCCGACTCGATGCTCATGTTTTTGTCAGCCATCGCCCTGTTCCGGTGCACCCCAACAAGCCCGCCGACGCGCGCTTCACGCGCCGGCGGGAACGGCCGATCAGGTGCGCTTGCCCTGCAGCAGCGCCTTCGGCCGCGTGCAGTAGTTCAGCGCGTTCATCTGCACCTCCAGATGACGGCCCTTGCCGTTGGGCGTCGGGTACTGCTTCGCGTAGCGCGGCAGGCCGATCGTGTTGACGGTCTCCTCGTAGTCCGCCGGCGCGTACACCGTGCGCCACAGACCGGGGACACCGGTCGGGAAGATGTGGCACTTGTCGGTGTTGACGAACGGCGTGGCACCCACCGCGCCGCGGTAGTTCTCCCAGACGATGCCGCCGAACTCGAACACGCCGTAGACGGCGCCGTTCGGCGTGACGTAGCCGTCGCGCAGCACGGCAGCCATCGGCGTGCCCTTGTACGACTCGACGACTTCCGGGTGGGAGAGCAGGTCATCGAAGAACGCGTCGCCGCACTCGGCGAAGATCGGGCCCACGACGGTGCCGCCCAGGTTCTTGGCGACCAGGCGCACCGCCGCGGCGCACTTCTTGCGCAGCGCGCCCGACGCCGGGCTGGCGTTGTCCAGGTCGAAGTCGATCTCCGCTTCCTGCGATACGCCAAACTCGGTGAACAGGTTGTACAGCGTGGTGCCGTTGCCGTTGAGGATCAGGCCCTTCAGCGCGCCCACGCGCTGGTACTCCAGCGTCGGGTCCAGCTTGAGCTGCACGTGGCTCTGCATGCGCGCATTGACGCGATCGGACAGCACCTCCAGCTGGCTGGTCTGGCCGAAGGCGCGCACGTTCTGCACGCTGTCGGCGCTGATGTAGTCGTCCACCTGGTAATGCGGGATGACCAGGCTGCGGGCGGTGCGGCCGCTGGGGGTTTCGGTTTCGCCGGGGCCGCCGCGCGGGGTCGGGTTGATCAGCTTCAGCTCGCCGCCATCCTCCTCGATCATGATCGTGGTGGTCGGCACGCCCTCCTCCTGCCAGCCGGCTACCTGGCCGGCGCGACCCGGAACGAACGGCATCTTGTTGATGCTGTCGGTGAGCGAGAGGACGCTGAAGGCGTCGCCGTTGAAGACATCGGACATCGGTTCCATGGGGTTCTCCTGGAGTCAGCGCAGGACGATGCCCAGCTCGGCGAGCTGCGCAATCGCGGTGGATTTCTGGGCGTCGGTGATGGCCGCCGGCCACACCAGGCCATCGGCCCGCACTTCCGCCTGCCGACGGATGACCACGCAGGCAGCATCGACATCGGCGGCGTTCGTGTTGTCCCAGAGCACGCCGGCCGCGATCTGCGAGCCATCCGTGCCGGCCGGCGCCAGCTCGACGTACTCGCCGGCATCGACGACCACGTGGATCACCGCGCCCGCGCCCCAGTCGGTGGACCCGTCGGCGACGGTGAGGTTGATGTGGGAGGAGACGTAGGCCACGCCGACGGTGAGGTCCGGCAGGTATTCGCCCGACGGCGTCTGCACGCTGAAGGTGCCGGCACCCGTCGCGGCGGCGGTGCAGGTCAGCACATAGGTGCCGACTTCCGCTGCGCTGCCCAGGGTGACGGCGCCGATGGTGCCGTCGCCGGCGCCGGAGGCCTTGGTGCCGGCGGCGGTGAGCAGGGCCGCGAGGACGGCGCCGGCCAGCAGGTTGTTGCCGCTGGACAGGATGCCGTTCTCGCGCGAATAGGTGCCGTTGGCTTCCGAAAGCAGGAAGTCGCCGGTGCGGGGATTTTCGGTCTTGGAACTCATGGGGCGGCTCCTTACTTCTTGGCCAGGGAGGCTTCGTTCGCGGCCTGGCGGCGCGCGTCGAAGATGGACTTGGGCGACAGGTTGACGACCTTGGCGTCGGCGCCGCGGTCGTCGCCCGGGCGCGCGTGCGGCGCGGCGGGCGGCGCATCGCGGCGCATCGCCTCGAGCGTGACGCCGCGGTCCTGCGCGGCCTTGACCATCGCCAGGGCGAACGCGGCGGGGCTGTCGCCGTTCTCGATCGCGGCGTTGGCCTCGGCGGTGAAGCCCTCACGGGTGAGCGCGTGGATCTCCGCGATGCGGGCGCGCTCGGCCGTGATGGCGTCGGCGGTGGCCGCCTCCCGGCCGGCGGCTTCGCCTTCGGCGCGGGCCTGGGCGATGGCGGCGTCGTTGGACGCGATGGTGATCTGCTCGGCGGCATGGCCGGCGGCGAGCGCGTTGCGAAGGTCTTCGGTAGTGGCAACCGTGACCTGTCCCTTGTCGTTGGACATGGTGGTATTCCTCTTCGGATGGCTTGCAGAGCCGGCAAGCTCGGCGATCACGGATTCGAGCGATCCGATGCGATCGGCCATGCCGGC